GCACCGTCCAGTGGAACGTCTACTGGTTTTGTGTATTTTATGAGAGGATAAGAATATGGCTAATGGTCGTTTAGGAAAAGCAGCGGTAGCACCTGGAGTAACCTCTGCAATTTACACAAACAGTAGTGGAGCAGAAGCCTCGGTTACTGTCGTTGCTTTTTCGGAATTAGATACAAATATTGATTTAAGAATTGATTCAACTTCTAACCCTTTAACAGAAACACTAAATGTTGTGTCAGAAACTTTTGATAATTCTTATATTAGATATTCTGTATCAAACACTGGATTTACAGACTCAAGTGCTATGGCTTATGTTGGAAGAGTTCAGTTCAACAACAAGTCAAACGTACAAGACCTACCAGTTTTTGAGTTTTATTCAAATTCTGGTAGCACTACCTACACTGTTTATAATAACTCCGATGCTAAAAACAATACTGGCGATTCAAGAGCTACTTATGATGTTTACACCGCAGAACAAATAGACACAGGTGGAGATATTGTTGTTCAAGTGCCTGTTGGTACGTCTAGTAGTCAAATCATAAGAAGTTTTGCTACGCCGACTACAGAAGACGAATATTATAAAATAATTTTTAACAGAACTGCGTCTACAAGCCATACTTATACAAAAACTCTTACCTACGGCAATGACTGTGTTGCTGTTGATCCATACCCTCTTGTGATAACTGGATCAGGCGGCGCACCAGACGGCAAGCTAATGCATTGGACAATAGGTGCAGCTAACAGTGAAATGTCAGGAGTTTTTAAATATACTGGTAATGTGTTTGAGGAGGGAACTGCGAGTTCCACCAATAGTGTTTGGTATAGAGCAATAGGTACTACATCTATGAGCAATCCAAGCACCACTACTCCGTATGCTTACTTTAGACTTCAACGAAGGATGGGGTGTATTGATCCTCATAATCATACAGAATACGTTAGTCTTTGGACTATGCCTGATTCGACTTGGAATGACACTAACGTAGGAACAGCGGCAGGCCGTTCAGTACTCTACTCTACCAACCATATGTATCGTATAACAAGCGGATTAACTAGCCGAGCAGGTGGGTTAGTGCTTTATTTTGAATATAATCCTAATGATGGCAAACACTACTGTGCTTTAAGAAGCAGCAGTGAGGCAAAACTTTTCACTACTGATAGAGACGCACTTATTGATAATATGTCAGTAGGAAGTAGAGTGAGTGGCACTTTTGGAACAAGTGATGATTATGTAACCTATAATACAGATTTCAGCCTTACTTTAAGTAATTACGATATAACAGATCAACAAGTTTGTTTTAGGTCTTTTAGGATTGGAACAAGTCTTTGGGTATTAGTGGTTTCAGAGTATAGCCAAACTACTACAGAAGAAATTTTTTACTCAACTGATTTAGTGACTTGGACTGCTGCTGCAACTTTCTATGGTTCTGATGACTACTCCTCAACATCAGGTGTTACGACAATTACATCGAACTCTGGGGCTGTAACCGCTACCAAAACAAGAATGGGTGTTTTAGGAACAGACGGTATTTTGGAACAAGATTTAGCTTTGAGTCAATACGAGAGAACAGGAATTGTTTTAAGCAACGGAGATAGAGTTTTAGTTCGTAATCGTGGAACAACGCAAACTGTTGTTGTTCAAGTAATGGGATATGAAGGGAGTTAATAATGGCTAGAACGGTAGTAGCAGGTGGTGCAGGTGGCGGCGGTGGAACATCATTAGCTCCATCCACAGGTAATTGGGCAACTGGAACTTTTGGCACAGGACAAATTATGACATTTGCGGGTGCAGGGTCGTATACTTTTACTATTCCCGCAGGAACCACAAGTATTAGAGTTCGCTGTTTTGGTGCAGGTGGCGCAGGTGGAAATAACACGAGTTATTCAGGGGGAGCAGGGGGTGGTTTTGCTCTTGGAACTTACACTGTTACAGCAGGTTCTAATCATACCGTAACCGTTGGTGCAGGAGGTTATGACGGCGGAAGTGGAGGGACTTCTTCTTTTGGATCTCTTATCTCCGCTACAGGTGGAGCAGGAGGCAGTACAAATAGTTCTGCAAAAACTGGCGGAATTGGTTCAGGCGGCACTGTGAATTATTTAGGTGGTGGAACACAAGGTACTTTTTCTGGCGGCGGCGGGGTAGCTTGTTTATTTGGCCCTGGCAATTTAGGAACTTATGGCTCAGGTGGCACGAGTATTCCTTCTGCTTACAATAACTTAGGTGCTACAGGCGGAGCAGGCGGCGGTATGGGAAAAAGCAGTAGTGTTTATACCTCTACTTATAAAGGTTTTAGTTTAGGAACTTTTGGTCTTATACTCTCTGGTGACTTAGGAAACCAATCAGGCTCACCAGAAGCAAATAGCTTTAGTGTTAGCCCTGCTGCAATTCCAACTTGTGTTGATATGTTAGGTACTGGTCATGGTGGCGTTCAAAGTGGCGGAAGAGGTTTCGGCAACAATGGCGGCGGCGGTATGGGTGGAAATGATAACTTTCCTGGTCAAGGAGGTTGGCCTGGAGGAGGAGGCGGATGCGGGGGCGGTTCTGCAAATTGGCGTAATGGTGCAGATGGCTGCGTAGTTGTGGAGTATTAATATGTATTGTAGAAAAATAGATAACCGAGCGGTGGATGTTGTTCCATCATACAAAGATAGATTTCATCAAGGGTTGCATTCTCAATTTGTAGAGTGTCCCGATGACGTACAAGCAGGGTGGATTTATGATGCTGATGAAGATACTTGGTCTGCCCCACCACCGTTACCAGAGCCAGAAGAAGAGGAAGAGGAATCTTCTGAGTAAGGATATAAGATATGACAGAATCTAGTGAAGAAAAAGCTGTTAAACTAAAGCGTAACATGCTACTTGCAGAATCCGACTCAAAGCAGGTGAACGATAGTTCACTAACAGACGATGAAAGAAATGAGTGGTCTATGTACAGTGACGCTTTGCGTAATCTCATGGTACATGAGAATTGGCCTAATTTAAAAGAGGCTGATTGGCCTAAAGAACCTAAATCTAAAGGCAAACCTAAACGTGCGAGAAACTCTAAAGGTCAACTTGTTGGAGATAATCCTGATACTCCTGACGTAAACGAAGCGTGGGAAGGTGGAAAAGCACCAGAAAAGGACTAGCTAAATGTTCTTTGGCGCAACATCGATAGCTCAAGTACCGATAGGTGATGATGCGTCCGTTACTCGCGTTCTGGCAACAGGCGTTGGTGCAACAGGTACAGTTGGCGTTGTATCTCTCGTTACAGATAACAATCTAGCGGCAGGTGGGCTTGTCGGTACAGGTGCAGTAGGAACAGTAGCCGTTGGTGTAGGCGGTGGTATCGCTGTGCCAGTAGGCAGCTTGACTGCAACAGGGTCTACGAATGATGTAACGCCAATCACGAATGTGGACGTAAGTCTCACAGGAGTAGCAGGAACTGGAGAAGTTACAGGGCCGACTATCACAGGTACGGCGTTAGTAAACCTTCCGACTGTTTCTGCTATGTCGTCTGCGGTTGGTTCAGTAAATGTAGTTATCAACGTACAGCCAACGATCACAGGTCTTGAGGCAAGTGGTAACATACATCAAGTCACTGTAATTGGGGATGCGATTGTCCCAGAAACAGGTTTGTCTGCTACAGCAAGCGTTGGCACGGTAACGCAAAGAACAACAGCCGTTATACCTGCTGCATCAGTTGTAGCTACAGGTTCTGTAGGCACGGTCACAGTTACAGGTGGCTCTTCTGTTACAGTTGGAGGAGTTGCGGGTAGCGGACAAGTAGGAAGTGTGTTAGTTTGGAGTAGAATTATTCCAGAAGAAGACACAATCTGGACACAAATAGTAGCTGCGTAGGAAAGAACATGCCAAGTACATATGCAACAAATAGTGGTATCGAACTCATAAGAAACGGCGAACAGTCGGGCACATGGGGTACAACCACTAACAATAACCTCAACATAGTTGATCGTCTTACTAACGGTGTTGGCACGATAGACCTTAGTTCTTCTGGTGGAGCACACACTCTTACAACAAGTGATGGGGCTTTATCAGATGGTCAGTTCAAAACACTTGTTCTATCTGGAGCAACTCAAGCATGCACGATTACAATAGCCCCAAATGATGGGCAGCATATTTACTTTGTAGTAAACGGATCAGGTCAAGCTTGTACGTTTAGCCAAGGATCTGGTGCAAACGTGACTGTAGCAAACGGTGACAATGCGATTATCTATGCAGATGGTGCAGGGTCAGGTGCTGCTGTTGTGGATGTCACGGCTAACTTTGGCATGAGCAGCGTGAACATAACAGGCGGATCTATAACAGGAATCACTGATCTAGCTATCGCAGATGGCGGTACAGGTGGTGGTACAGCAGCCGATGCTCGAACAAACCTTGGCGTGGCGATTGGATCAGACGTTCTTGCTTATGATGCAAACCTACAGGGTTTTGTTACTGCTCTTACTTTGCCGACTTCAGACGGCAGTGCAAACAGAGCTTTGACTACAAACGGGTCGGGAACTATAGGGTTCTCTAACCTCGCACCTAACACATCAATAGCCCTCAGTATTATTCTGGGATAGGAGACAGACATGGCAGAGCCAAATATTGCAGCATTAACTACGATGACAGGCAAAGTTAACGTAACTAGCCTGACAACAACATCACAGACATCAATTCTTAACAACCCAGGAAGCAATAACAAAGTCCTTAAAGTAAACCTTGTGCGTTTAGTTAACGTAGATGGTAGCGCAGCAAGAACTTGCACTGTGAGTTATCACAATGCCACTAACGCAGGTGGTACAGCTACAGAGATTGTTCAGCTTAAATCTGTAAACAACAATGATTTCTTTGACGTAGTAACAAAAGATTCCCCTATTTATTTAGAAGAGAATGGAAGTACAGGAACTTCCTTGAGTGCTACGGCAGGGACAGCAAGCGATTTTAAAGTTATAGTGTCGTATGAAGAGATCAGTTAATGCCTCTATCCAAACTTCAATTCAACCCAGGGGTAAACCGTGAGATAACAGCCTACTCTAACGAGGGTGGTTGGTTTGATATTGATAATGTGCGGTTTCAAAAGGGCTATCCTGAAAAGATAGGTGGTTGGCAAAAGAGATCGTCAAACTCTTTTCTTGGAACTTGCCGTGCATTACATCCTTGGGTTTCTTTGAATCGAGATCAATATGTTGGCGTTGGTACGAACCTTAAATATTATATTGATGAAGGTGGTTTCTATAATGATGTGACTCCACTACGCACCACAACTTCTGCGGGTGCAATCACGTTTGCTGCAACAAATGGATCTTCAGAGTTAACAGTAAGCCACACAAATCACGGTGCCGTTGTAAACGATTTTGTAACATATTCTGGTGCGGCAAGTCTTGGGGGAAATATTACTGCGGCTGTTCTTAATCAAGAATATTACGTTACAGAGGTTGTAAATACTAACAGCTACAAAATAAAAGCTAGAACAGCAGACACTCTTATATCTGACATTACAGTTAACGGTCAGTTGTCTCCGACACTTGTATCGGCAAATAGTTCAGACTCAGGTAACGGTGGTGGTTCTGTTGTAGGTGCGTATCAAATCAACACAGGGTTAGATATAGGTGTGTCAGGTGCAGGTTGGGGTACAGGTACTTGGTCAAGAGGTGAGTGGGGATCTGCTTCATCTGACCCCATTGTAATAAACACTTTAAGGCTTTGGTCTCACGATAACTTTGGTGAGGATCTTCTTATTAATGTCAGAGATGGTGGTATATATTACTGGGATGAAACTAATAATTTAAGCAATAGAGCTGTAAACATTACGTCTTTGGCAGGCGCAGATAGTGTGCCGACTATTGCAAAACAAGTTTTAGTATCTGACAGAGACAGACATGTTATCGCGTTTGGCTGCGATACAGAGGCAAATCCAGGTGTACAAGATCCACTAGCAATTAGGTTCTCAGATCAAGAGTCTTTAACAGACTGGAGAACACAAACAACCAACACAGCAGGTGAGCTAAGACTTGGTTCTGGATCAGAGATTGTTACTGCCTTAGAAACAAGACAACAAATCCTCGTGTTTACAGACACGACTCTGTATTCAATGCAGTTCCTTGGGCCTCCATTTACTTTTGGCGTAAACTCGTTGTCAGAAAACATAACCGTTGCAGGGCCGAATGCAGCCATAGCTGTAGATGATAATGTGTTCTGGATGGGTAGATCAGAGTTCTATGTATATAGTGGTTCTGTTCAAAGATTACCTTGTATGGTTCGTGATTACGTCTTTTCTGATCTAAACGAAGCACAGATTGAGAAAGTAAATGCGGCTATAAACACACAACATTCTGAAGTTTGGTGGTATTATCCTTCTGCAAACAGTGAAGAAGTGAACAGATACGTTGTCTATAATTACCTAGAACAGGTTTGGTACTATGGA